GAGTCGACGCCCGGAGTAATTATTTTAGGACGATTATGCTGGCGGTCTAGGCGTCACGGGAAGACCAACCCCCGTGGTAGGCCGTCCAGCTGGACTGACTTACTCGCGTTCTTAGTAAATGGAGTATGAAGAGCTATCGACCAAGTGATCACTCACTTGAATCGGAGGTACTTCCCAAATAACTGTGGACCAGCTTTCGTACTGTTTCTCAATTGCGATTTGCATGTCTATTGACCAACCCGTCACTAAGGCGACGGATGCACGGCAGCAAGGTAGAGGATCGAAGGGGGTGGAATTGGAGTCAAAGACGACCCCCATTTTGACCCGATTGGCCTCGTGTTTCCTGAAGCTGCGGTTTATCCTGTTGTGTAGTTGACTATCAGTCACCATTGGTTTCAGGTGAGTGACTAAAGACCGACAGATGCGACCAATGATGGGTGTCTGTGGATCAGTCGACAAGTAGGATAGTGCCTTAGCCAAGGCGAGTGGTTTTAATTCACCGTTCTTGATTGTGATGTGCAATTTTGCCAATGTGCGGGGTAAATCACAAAATTCATTGTGACATCCGTCACAAATGTGTCGCCCACAAAATTTGGCAAAAACATGAGAATCAGGTAAGATAACCTTCAATTTAAAGCCGAGCAGACCAGCTAATCCGAGAAGAGATGAAACTTTCGTCTTGATGTCAGCATCACAGTTAATAAACCCATCGTCACCCTCGTGAAAGGATGACCATGATGTTTCAGGTAACTTCCGTAGGGAAGCCCATATGACAAAACGATTTATGCAACCGTTGGCAATCGACGTGTGAGCGTCACCGGAGGCCCTGGTGCCGTCAATGCGGTATGAGTTCCCATTACGAGAATTACCACTCATGACACCAAGCAATGGAAGGATGGCATCAAGTTCCGGGTATGCTCCCAAGGGGTAAGCCTTGCGGAACATGTCCAGCTCAACGGACTGAACAATATCTTTCGATACCGTCATGTCAAACCGACTAAAGTCGGTTTCAATCACTTCACCTCTCCACTCTTCTGAGATTATGGCACCCCTTTGATTAGGGGTTAAGCCTTTGACCAGATATTCACATGCATGTGCGGCATGCTCAATAGCTGATACAAATGGTCCTAGGATACTAAAGAACTCATCACTACGAGGACTGATATTGCGCGGGTCGGTGGCAGACGTACTGGTCTCGACCTTAACAAACACATTCATCTTAGCATGGCCATTCTCTATTCCATGTGTCAAAGCCCTTTCACGGGCAGCCGTCAACTGCAATTGACGGTTAACTGGGTACTTGGAGACCCAGGACTCGAACGGTATGGGTTCGAGCTCACTCAACCAC